CAAACTTATACACACATACACTACTATTAGTGTCATATAAATACTTATTCTAATCTATAATAACAATTGCCTCTAAAAGAATCCAGTATACCACATTGATAATCAACCAGCCTATCTGATTTTTTCTTATTTAGAACACCAAAAAGATCTCTGATTAACTGCACACCAGGATCATGTGTGCGCCGCTTAATGACACTACTTACGAATTTGGATTTGTTTAACCAAGGTAGACCCGAACTTTTTGACGCATTCTTACTTATATCATAAAAACTAGCTACACCTGCTTTAAGTGAGGTATAAAAAGCGTTTATGGATAAGAATCTATTGTCATAATATTTCGAATTTAAAGGAAAAGAATTTCTAGCAGACTTATATAGGAAAACTCTAAAAATTGAAAGGACACGCATAGCCTCAAAATTAAAAGGAGCATTATAGAAGGAACCTGTTATTCTCATAGCATGATCAAATCTATTAATACCTCTAATATCAGAGAACAACGGGCGCTCCATAATATCCTCGAATTTTCTTGCTGGAAGACCGAATAAAGAATAAGTCTTTAATAATGACGGTTGGTCATCTAACCCATCTAAACCAAACATATCGAAAACCTTACATGGACTTACGGTAAAACCACAGCAATCAAGCATAGTTTTACAAATAATCTCCGGGGTAATCTCGTAGTTATACTTAAGTAGACCACACAACATATCATCACCATAACAAACCAATCTATAATCTTCTGGTGAGAAGCCTAACTTAGAGAAAGTAGTCGTCCAAGCAATCCAATTAACTACACATCCTAAGACAGTAGTAAAAGGAGAACCCGTTGGTATACCCTTACTAATTTTATAGACTTCACCATCAGGTGTACAGATATTCTTATGTAAATCTCCCGACATTATATAAGCAAATATCAGATCCCACTTCTTTCCTTGGGGATAGCATGATCTAATTATTGAAAACGCTAAAGTTATGATTGAAGAGTTAGCATTTTGATCAAATCTCTTCATATCACCTTCTATGACCATTGGACAATAAGTATATTGATCAAAGAAGTGTTTGAACCTCCCTTGTCTCAAATTAAGTCCAATTTGGATTTCATTCTCAATTCTAAATTTATTGATTTGAATTGATTCATCATAGAAAGGGTCCACAACCCAAGATTTAATGATCTTAGGTACACCTTCAGGCATTATCAATAATCTACTCCTAAGTATATCCCCAGGGACGAATTTCTGGTACCTAGTCCTCCCTCCCACAGTCCACAGTGTCCTATCCCCCGTTAATTCTTTTGAAATTTTTTTGATTAACAAGTTCGTAAGCAGCCTCTTTGATGTATCTATCTTGGTATTTATGGATATTTTTCCCAGGGAATAATAAGCCAGTCAACAAACCTGCGGATGAATCAGGATTAGTACCAGTATAAAAGATATGGTCTATAGGCAAATCAGGCATTTTGGGTAAGATTATTTTATGGAGTGAATCTTTAATACACTCAAAATAAAAATCTACACCTTTATCTGTGACTGACTGGTTACAATAAGCCTCAAACTCAGCTTGTTGAGTAGGCCAAGACCCTTTAATCGCATATCTTAGTGGTAAATCATCAACTAATTTTGCATCTACATCGTCAAGATAATCAGGTAGCTTACGTAAGAACATCAATGAACCAATAGGAGGAGCACCAATGCTTTGTTTACTTTTATACACTCCAAGTTTCCAAGTACCCATAAAGCGGCACTCACCATGAGTTCTAAATAAAATCTTAGATAAAAAATTATCAGAAAGTTTCCTTTTGAAAGGTAATTTAAAGTTTTTTTTAAAAACTTTATTATCAATCTCTTTACTCGTTAATCTCATATTATCCTTATAAATTTTATGAGCCTTAAT